ACTTGATCTACCCGAGGGTGAAATTCCCAAGGTTGACTTACGCGTCAGCGGTGCGGTGAGTCCTAAAAACCCTAGCCGACTGGTCGAGGCCAGCGATCCCGTTTCTTGTGGCAACGCCAAGCCCAAGAAAGTAGGTACAAAGCACAAACGTGCTCCTACATCGAACCTTCATGACAAGAAGCAAAAATCACCCAGCTTAGACGGCGCTAAGCGTTTTGAGGCACTGAATCTCAGGAGTGCCGCAAGAAGCATTAACCTTCTCTGTGAGAAAGAGAAGGGATTTGCTTGTATAGACGTGAGCGGCGATGAACCCTCATGGCTAATACATGACAATCACTCACTGTATGATGAACTCATGCAGCAGTACATAGATCGTCATGATGTCCTCCCTGAGTCGCGCGGTTTTCGTGCTCTCTTGTCCCTAAGAGACACTCTCTTTTCCCCCGCCCCCATGGTCATCCCTTCCAGCTATATCGACTACAATGTCAAGGTTGATGGCCCTGGGAAGGTCCAGCTCTGTGATGGACCCGTCCACAAAAAAGAAAAACCTCCCGCTAAGGCGGATGCCCCCGTAGGGGATGCCCCAACTGCACCGACCATTCCTGCAGACAGGGAAGAAGAAGAAGAGCTCGCTGAGACCTTCAAAGGGTTTTCCTACCTTGAAACGCCCTATACTACCCGGATCAATCCGTACATGATCCTCGTAGCCTTGCACTTCTTCTGGGCGCTCTGGTCACTCCAATACAACTTCACTGCGTGGGCAGGAGAGCGTATGGGCGGAGATTATGAGTGCATTCTTCAGACGGTTGACGTCCTTGGTTACCGTAATGTGACCGGTCAGTCGTTCTGTTTGCCGTATAAAGCAAGTGACAGTGAGATGTGGGACTTCCTTTTCCTTCACTTGTTTGGTACGTCTTTTTTCTATTTTATTATGTATTTTCTATTTAGGTTTAGTTTGTTCTATATATTCGTTAGTTTTGTTTTAGATAGTTTCTATGACTACAGCATCTGGGGAGGAAATGACCGCGTCGCTATGGGTGGTCTCTCTTGCTTGACTGGTGGTTACTTGGCATTCGTTTTCCTCGAATACGTTTTCTATACTCACTTCGTCCCGATTCCGGACTTCGTGGGTCGTTGGTCTGTCAGCTTGCTCGAAAAAGCTCTCAGGCTTGAGCGTATCGAGGTTGCTCCTCAAGTATCCCTCTTCACTTTTGCAATCGGCTGGTCTAACAAGCCTTCCGTCCTCCTCTCTCTGTTTTATTCTTGGTTAGTGAGCAGCCCCTGGTCCGTATGGTGGCATTTCAAGGTCGCATTTGTGGCTTTGATTTATAACTATGCAGTCCATCCCTTACTTTCTTTCCTTGGATACACAAAAACCTTGCAGTGGGTCAGTATGGCCAACCGTGATAACGGGGATCAATCGGCTGCCTTTTTCGCTGAAAATTTCCTCGTCAACCTGTTCCGTCCATTCGCAAGTTTTCCAAACGCTGTTGTTCTTGCCCCTGAGGGTGTCCTGCTTCCCAGTACCGAAGCCGATAAGAGACCTGACAGTCTCACCCTCCAAAAAATCAAGCATACCCCCCGTTGTCATTGGGTCCGCTACCGTAAATACTCCCTGGGTTTCTTCAGATCCACTCTGATTGAAGAAAGACTGTTCCTTGTCTCCTTGGAGTTGGTGACCCAGCTGGTCAACCAGTGCTCGTACAAGAAGAGCGACAATTTCGAAACCGTGAAGGCAAACATGGACCGTTTGTCGGGTGGTATTCACACCATTAACTTTGATCGAGATACAGTACTCGAGGGACACGTCATCGATCATGATTCTAAGAGCTTGGCTTTGGCATATGTCAAGCGCCATCAGTATGCAACCCTCAGCTCTGATGGCTACCAACTTTTTTAAGAAAGCCACGCGTGAGGTTGAGCGACCTCCGTGTGGTCCAATTAGGATATCGCTCTACCGAGTTTGTGGCCCCGCCAATGACCCACAACCTTGGTAACGAGGTGCACAAGAACCTCGAAAAGTTGGTCACTGTCGACAAGACTTTCCAGATTCATTCCATCAGGCCCCAAAACAGTTTCTTGAGACCCATAGTCTCAGCCTCCCTTGGTCCGCACGTCAAGGGAGTCGTCCTCCCAAAGCCTGATCGCTCTGATGCATACACTGCGCTTGATGGTGTTATGTATCGCCTAGGAAGAGAAATGCCCCTACTGGAAACAAAAACCCCTTTCGTACTACGTCTTGAAGGGTTCGCTAGAAAATGGCTCAAAAGAAATTTGAAACCATGCAATCCTGACACTGATGTGTCGGTTGAGACATGGCTCAAAAACACCAATTATAGCGATAAAAGAAAAATGGAATTGCTGAACAAGTTCAAGGACATGCACGGAATTGACAAGAAGATCCTTAAAGTCAAATCTTTCGTCAAGGACGAGTTCTACCCGGAGTACAAGATGGCTCGCGGCATCAATTCCAGGTCCGATCTTTACAAGTGTTTGGTCGGTCCATGGGTAAAAGTAGCAGAGACTGTGCTATTTTCACACCCTGCTTTCATTAAGAAGGTGCCGGTCCACGAACGCCCAGACTACATTATCAAGAACGTTCTCAGGCCCGGATCAAAAACCTACACTACTGATTTCACCTCCATGGAATCCCACTTCACAAAGCCTGTACAAGAGGCTCTTGACCGAGTGTTCTTCGAGCACATGTTACAGAACATTGCCGGAGGGCCAGACATGGTCAAGTTCATGATCGCAGCCAAAACTGGACAACAGCATATGAGTTCGAAAACATTTACTGTTTCCATTGAAGCTAAGAAGATGAGTGGGGAAATGGACACCAGCTGTTCAAATGGATTTGCGAACCTTATGTTTATCCTTATGATGGCTGAAGAATGTGGAATCGAAGTATTAGGAGTAACAGTTGAAGGTGATGACGGAATATTCTCAACAACAAAGCCGGTTGATGACCGATGGTTCAAAAACAACGGTCTCCTGGTTAAACTCGATGAGCACATCGATATTTCCACCGCCTCCTTCTGCGGACTCGTTTTTGATGTCAACGATGGAACGAATGTTACCAACCCGATTGCTGCCATTGCTAAATTTGGATGGACCGACTCCACTTATGCAATGTCTAAGAGAAGCATTCACCGACCCCTGCTCAAGTGCAAGGCACTGAGCTTGGCACATTCCTACCCTCGCTGTCCCCTCCTAACTGCCTTAGCTAACAGAATGATCCATCTCACAAGCAGATACGACGTCGAAGGCTTTTTGAAAAAGCACCGTTTCTGCTCAGATTCCTTCAAAGAGGACCTCGTACGAGGGGCCGTAGAAAGCTACAAGAAAGGGAATCTGGTATTTGGTGAGCCCGGCATGCGCACCCGCGTGTTAGTGCAATCCCTTTATGGTATCCCGATTGCAGACCAAATACATATTGAGAGTTACTTCAGCAGTTTGAGATCTCTTGATGAGCCGCTCGATGACCCCATCTTGCTGTCCCATATGCCTGATCTTTGGAAGCAAAACTATAACAAGTACGTTCTCGTTAAGGACAAAGCTGACCCCAACCTTGAGTACACCCCCGCTTACTTCTTTACTCAGGTTAGGCGACGCTCGTGCCTTAGCCCGTTCGTCCCCAGTGGAACCTCATTGGTAAAGTCAATCTTGGAACGAGACTGTGCGGACTAGTTC